TACTTGGGCTGCACCATTGGACGTCGCCTGTGTAGCAGAGCTAGAAGCGTTTGTTTCCGATGTAGATGCGTTTGATGCTGATGACGCTGAATTTGTAGCTTGCGTAGACGCTGATGTTAATGAGTTACTTGCAGCTGCTGCTGAAGTAGCTGCAGCATTTTCAGACGCCAAGGCAGCTGTAGCAGATGTCTGTGCTGAGGTGAGAGAAGAGTTAATAATTGCTGTTGCGTTAGTATACTGAGAAGTTAAGTCCAGCGTGTAAGTCGACAGCAAGTCGCTGTAAGTTTGCACAAGATCTGCATCAGATCCTGTGACTTGGTAAACAGATGATATAGCCATTATTTCCTCAATTTATTATATCTAGTTCAAATTGAATTGATGGTTGTACTTGAGCATCGACTGTGAGGCTTTCGGCGTCTGTAACAAGATTTGTGATATCCTGGTAAATGCCGTCATACATGGCCTGAAAAGTAGTTTTGCGCTCATCATTAAAATAATCTGCTGCGTAAACACAGGCTCCGTAAATTAACAGATCTGGTGCAACAGTTGAGAATGTGTTTGATGAAGTATCTGCGGCAAGAACGTCGTCTTCACCTTGATACACAATATCGATTTCTGTTCCTGCAGTAGGAATAGGCTTTAGGTGAAATGTGTTTTGAATACGTGTATAATATCTAGGATTACCTGTAGTTGCCAACTCACTATTCAATTCAATAAAGCGAGTTAAAGGCACACGATTTAAAACACCTTGCGACGTATACACGTAAATCATCTCAATAAAATCGTTTGGAATTATTACTACACCAGAGGTGCTGTTATACTGTGTCGTAGTGGTAGTGCCGACAACGATCTGCATAACTTTGTCTAACGACGGCAGTCTTAAACCGCGCTGAGCTTTGCGTTGGGCGTCTTGTATAAACTGTTTTGCAAGAGCAGTTGTACAATCGGTTCGGTTAATTAAATCAATTACTCTTGTTTGTAGTTCTGAATAAGTCGCCATTATAAATCCTTAGTGCGTTAAAAATCGCTCCATGTCGTGCTGCTTCAACCATCTTACGATGTCTTTTGCTGGTGCTTTGTAGACATCGAGACCTTCACGAAGCATTTGGTCACATATGACTACTGGGATTGAAGCCAGCTTCATCATGTCTTTTGACTGTGTCCAACCGCCCATTTGTTTTTGGGCGTCTAGTTCTCTGAGAAAACTATCAGGAATTTCCTGTTGTCTAGTCGCAAATAGCTGATCACCGTCTTGTACGATGTTGTGTTTAATATCTTTCATAATTCTTCCTTAAGTTTGACTGGGACGCTCCGTAAGGAGAGCAAAACCGAAGCGCCCCAGACAATTACTATGCTAGGTCGTAAACGTAACCTGACATGTTGTAGTTAGCGTGCTTCAAGCCGTATTCGGTGACCATAGCGTGAGTATCTGCGTCGCCTGTTTTGGCAAGCAGTTCACGAGTCATCGGGCGAAGCTCAGCAATCTTCCAGTCCTGTGGATCGTACAAGAATGCAACGTCAGTACGCATGAAGCGATTCATGACAACCTTATATTCACCGTAAGGAGAAATATAGACGTCAACTACGTTTACAAGTGTGCGACCACCGTTAGCAAAGTGCTCTTGACGAGCGTTACCTGAGCCAACAGCAGAACGAGTAAAGCCAGCGATCACTGTTGAGTCATCAGGCTTAATCATCAGGATAGTTGCTTCTGCGCCATCATCATAAAGAGCATTACCCAAATCTAGGATATTTTGCTCAGTCAATGTAGCAGCTGTTCCTGCATCTACTTTGTTTGCAATAACTGCATTACCTGCAATATCGTTGCCCCAGCAGTTAGCAGTTAAACGTGCAGCCGATGATGAACCAGCAGCAGCGTTGTTGCCGCCTGTTCCACGGTTACCAACTAAGTTAAATTCGATATCGCGCTTAAATTCAGCAGCTTTTTTCGAAAGTTGGTAAGCAGTTTCTTGTGCTCTGCCGTACGCATCAATTGCATCAGAAGTTGCTGACACTTTAATAGTGTGAGACTGGATCTGAGTGTGGTTCTGACGCTTGACTGTTGCAGTTAGTGTATCTGTTGCAAAGTCGGCGCCTTCAACACGTGCATTTTCTGCGGTTGAAGCGAGCGAGTCTTCTTGCCATTCAAACAAAGTGTTGTGAACGGATTCTTTCCCAATTGAAGATGAGAAAGGTGTAGTTGTTGGCGAGATATTCGAGATAATATCTGAAATATCTTCTTTAACACCAACCTGTGAGTAACTGAGCCAATTGGCCATATTTTTAGTTCCTTATTTCAAAAGTGACTTTACTGTTGCCACCTCGACATAAAAGCTGCTGCTGCATCGTCGTGGCTTCCTGACTTAGCAAGGTTAGCCATAGCAGTGGTCTGCCGCTGTTTTGATGTTGCAGTTGTATTTGAAGTACCAGATTTCAATACGCGTTTCTGGCGCCGCACTTTCTTTTGTGTGGACACTGTTTTCCCTTGGTCATATCGCATTGCTTTGATCATCAGCTGTATTGCAGCTGGCTCGACAATTTGATCTACTACATCAGCAGTAAGCCCTTGAGTGATTGCGTACTGGCGCATGTTTCCATACAGCTCAGGTGACCAATCAGGCACTGTGTCTTGTAGTACTTTTACAGCTTCGAGCGCTTTTTCTTTTTGCTGTGACTGTTGCTGCTCTTTGACTTGGGTTGCATATTGTTGAGCTTCTTGCGTAAAGAAAGATAAATCTTCTTGCGCCGATTGCGCCTCCTTGCGGAGCTGCATGAAGTCATCGTCATTCATAGTTTTGGCTGCCATTAGCATGTCGACTTCTGCGTATGGCTTGTAACGCTCTTGTGCTCTTTCCATGAGCTTAGTAAGAGACGCTTCATATTGTAATGCCTGGTCTTCAATTGCTTTTCGTTGCGAGGCAACTTCTTGCGATTTTTGTGTTAGAGCCTTTTCTTGACCGTAAAGTCTTTTCAAATCTTTAACTGATGCTTCAATTTCTTTTTCGCCAACTTTGACTTTTGTAATCATGTCGTCATTTGCTAAGGATGGCTTTGCGTCTTCAATGACGGTTTCATTGCCATCTTCATCGACTTCAACAGTTACGTATTCGTACTCGTCGTCGTTTTGAAGGTCAGGTTCAGTTTGTTCAGGTTGTTGGTCAGGCACCTCTTCTGCTGCTCTAACTTCATCAGCAGTTTCGGCGTCACCTTTGACTTCAGGTTCATCTGGCTTTTCAGCGGATTCCCACTGGGTCATAAAGGCGGATTGTGCTTCTTCGGGCGAACCGTAGTTCGCAACAGGGGTCTCAGCAGACGCTTGTGTAGTCTCTGACATTTATTATTCTCCAGTCTCAATAATTTGCTTTTTCATTAAGACTTGTTGGTTAAGTGTGTTGACAATATCTTGGACAGCCCGTGCACTAAAATAAGCAACACTTCGCTCATCTTGCTGCATAGGGTCTGTTCCAAAAAAGACGCCTACATATTGATCTAGTAGGCCTTTGATGACACCATTGAATGTATCATCTTTCAACAGCAACTCTGCTCGAGTACCCTGCTGAATAATTTGTTGTTCTTCCATTTTCTCTCCTTAGAAAATTTATTCGCCCCAACCATCAGAGTCGCGGCCGCCGCTAAACGAGTCATTAGGCTGGCTCATATCGTTATCGTTTGATCCACCATTATTGTCGTCTCCGAGACTGTTCAATAAGTCTTGAATACTGTTGTTGCCTTTGACAGTCATAAGACCAGACATAGAGCCGTCTGATACGCCCATAGAATCAGCAGCATCTGAGATGTTGTTGTCATCTCCACCAAAAATATCACTAAAACTAAAGCTAGTTTTTGCACCTGTTATCGGATTAAAAGTGTTGCCATAGCCATCATGAATACTACCGGATGGAGTAATTGTTCCTGCGTCATAATCACTACCCATTAATGTGCCGCCTGGAATTATCATTTTCATAATATCGGCAATCGGGTTTGTGAACTTGTCGTATCCAAGAGACTGAGCTGCAGCTATATTTTCTTTCATTTCTGCAATTTGTTCTGGCGTGTGCATGCCTGCAGCATCATCAGATGCAGTAGTTTCCTGACTGTACGGACGGTACAGCCGCATGTCCTCATCAGACATTTCTTCTTCTTGTTTTGGATTAGCGATTAAATCAAACAAGCCTTGTGGGTAGTCATAAGGCGTGTTGTTCATTGCAAAGTCCATTGCACCATAATCTGTACGACCGGATGCAGGATCAAACTGCCCTTGCAAAAACGACCCCTCCTGAGAGGGGCCGCTGATTGTTTCGTCAAGGAAGCTACCGCTATTAATTTGTCCCATATATCACTCCTATGAGTTCGGGCTAATAATAGCCGTAGTATTTTCGTCAGTTTGTTTCTTAAGAAGATCAAGTTCTTCGTATGCAACATCAGCACGTGTTTCTGAATCGAAGTCCTGACGCTCTTCTTGGCTTGTCTTAAGAAGTGCTTCAAGGCGTGCCTTGTCTTTATCGAGTTCCATCTTAAACTGTGCTTGTTGTGCATCTAGCTGAAGGCGCTGCTCTTGCAGTGCAACTTTACGCTCTTCCAATTCCATGTTCTTCATAGCCATTTGCATTTGCATTTGCTCTTCAGGAGAAGGCTCTGGCGGAGGAACTTGGTCAGGTGGTGTTAAGTAAGTATCGACATCTTTAATGCCTGATGCTAGCAAGGCTTGGCGCACCATTGCATAGCGATTTTCTTGGCTGTACATTGGTGCAATAGCTGGATCTGACGAAAGCTGCTGATGAATAGTAGCAAACTTTGTTGCTTCTCTTTCTGTCTCGCCATAACCTAGTTTAAATGATACTTCTACGTCTTTGCGCTTTTTCCACATTGTTGGATTAACTTCAACGTACGCACCAGCTACATCTACAATATTTTGCTGCTGTTCGTTTTCAATGCACAAACGATAAACTTCAAGAAACATTGGTTTTAAAAAGTTGTTTGCAAAATTTCTTGCAATAATTTTGGAACGCTGCTGGCTTAACGAAACAAGCTGCTCAACCATCCCTTGACTGTTTTGGTTTGATATGGCGTCTTTGTTAAGTCCTTGAGAGAGCTTTGATACACCACTTGTATTTTCTCCGTCTTCCTCAAGTTTTTGTGCTGTTTGGAATATGAAGGGGTTAAGTGGGTTTTGCTGTAATGGTGATACACCGTCAGGCCGAGTGACATTAACGATACCTCCTAATCGGTTATCAAGCAGCTCACGCGGATTAAGCAGTGCGCCTTTTGTAACTAAATAACGCGGGTTTGTAGTAACAGAGCTATGATCAAGAATTGAGCGCATAAGCACAGTACGAGCATTTTGTACTGGCAGCAGTTTGTACGCAAAATTTTCACCGTGAAACCTGTGTGAAACAGGGATTGGTGTAAACACAATAAATGGTCTGCGGTCTACTTCTTCATGTTCTAGCAAAGTGTCACCAGCAATTAATACTTTATGTAATTTGCTAATTCCTTCGCCTTCCATGTCAGCTTCGACATATGCTTCGTATACCACAAGCTCTTTCATTTGCTCTTGTCTATGAAAGTCGTCGTGGCCAACTGATGTCGGACCTACCTGTTCATGTCTGTAATACATTTCGTTAAATGTAGAGCCTGCAGGATCTTCATCAGATCCAATGCTTTCAATCAAGTCAGCTTCAAAACCCATTTTTATTAAGTCAGCTTTTCTCATGCGCCGTCTGTGCGCAACAAAGCCATCTTCAATGTTTTTACTCATTGGGTTAATAACAAATTCCTCAGGAGGAATAACGTCAATTGCTACTTTACTATTGTCCGAAGATCTTAAGAATATACCGCTAAACAAGCCTGTGTCATCTGACTCAAAAGTTTTGATTTCTAGGCTGTTATCAGACAAAGCCATATCTAGCTCATCTTCGGATAGTCCTTCAAACTCTTCTTCTGTTTGGACTAAGTCTTCTTCCCAATATATTTTAGCGATACCAACACGAGCAGTTAAGCCATCGTGAATAACATCTCTGAAAACACTAAAACCGTCGTTTTGGCGGTGCAGCACATAGTTAGTATATGACGTGCACACTCTTGCAACTTCGACATCCTCAGGACCTTGTGGAGCA